AAGAGATCGTGCTGTTGGAGTTTCAGGTTGACTACGACCTGCCGGGCTTTGAGCACAAGGAAGATGGCGAGGCCACGGGCATCAAGCTGCCGTACATCGTGACGATTGACGAGGTCACGAACCACGTGGTGGGGATTCGTCGCAACTGGAAGCAGGGTGACGAGCTTTATCGTCGCAAGCAGTACTACGTGCATTACCTGCTGGTCCAGGGCCCCGGTGCGTATGGCTTGGGCTTCCTGCATTTGGTCGGTGGCTTGAGCAAGACCTCGTCGGCTGCGCTGCAGCAGTTGATCGACGCGGGCACGCTGGCGAATCTGCCAGCAGGCTTCAAGGCCAAGGGCGCGCGGATCATGAACGACGACATGCCGCTGCAGCCTGGGGAGTTCCGGGACATTGACACGGGCGGGGCGGAGATCAATGCGTCGTTGCTGCCGCTGCCGTACAAGGAGCCGAGCCAGACGCTATTCGCGCTGCTGGGCTTCTGTGTGGATGCCGGCCGGCGTTTGTCGAGCATCACGGACATGCAGGTGGGCGACAGCAATCAGAACGCTGCTGTGGGCACGACGATTGCGTTGCTGGAGAAGGGCTCGGCCGTCATGTCGGCCATCCACAAGCGCCTGCACTATGCGCAGAAGCTGGAGTTCCAGCTCTTGGCGCAGGGCTTTGCGGAGTACTTGCCGCCGCAGTACCCGTACGACGTGCCTGGCGAGAGCCGCTTCATCAAGGCGCGGGACTTCGACGACCGGATTGACGTGCTGCCGGTGTCGGACCCCAACATTTTCTCGGTGGCGCAGCGCATCACCATGGCGCAGACGCAGTTGCAGCTCGCGCAGAGCGCGCCGCAGATGCACAACATGTACGAGGCATACCGCCGGATGTACGAAGCCATCGGCGTGCGGGATATTGATCAGATCCTGAACACGCAGAACGTGGACAAGCCCAAGGATCCGGCCAGTGAGAACTCACAGGCGCTGGATGGCTCGCCGCTCAAGGCTTTCGCTGGCCAGCAGCACGATGCACACATCATGACTCACCTGCTGTTTGGTATGTCGCCTATCGTTGGTGGCATGCCGCAGGTGGCCATGAACCTGCAGAAGCACGTGTTTGATCACATCCGCCTGAAGGCCGAAGAGGCTGTGGAAGCTGAGTTGTTCCAGCAGTACGGCACGGACCCTGAGGGACTGGTGTCGGCGCTGCAGCGCGAGGCGATGGTGGCCCTGAAAGTGGCCCAGTTCTTCCAGGAAGTCAAGCAGATGCAGTCCCAGATGATGGGCGATCAGACCGATCCGCTGGTCAAGCTCAAGGAGCAAGAAATTCAGCAGGCCGGTCAGCGTGATCAGGCCCGGATGGCGATGGATCAGCAGCGTTTGGCCTTCGATCAGCAGAAGGAAAACAACGATATGGCCATCGAGCAAGCGAAATTGGCCCAAAAAGGAGCATCAGATGTCCAAAAAACCCAACAAGTCATCGCCCAAAGTGCCCAAAGACGGTCCCAAGCCCGTTAAAAAGCCTTCGGCCGAGCCAAAAGTGACCTATGTTTATCGCAAAGACGCGTTCAACAAGGTAAAACTGGCTTGAAACTGGTGCTAATATGCACCGCAGCCTTCGGACAGGGGCCTATCTGTCTGCTTCATGGGGATATCCATGCTGGAATTCACAGAAACTCTGCTGCGTGAGATTCGAAAACTGCGTGAGGACACGTATTCGATGATCATTAGCGGCGGTGTTCGCGACATGGAGCAGTACAGGTTCCTAATGGGCCGGTTGGAAGGCTACAAGTTCGTGGAAGAGGCGGTTCAGGCTCTTCTGCGCAAGGCCGATGACTAGCAAAAGGACCTTCTGATGGAAATGACTGCTCTGGAAAAGAAGTGGGCGGAGGAAAAAGCCGCTCACGAGCCAGTTTTGGACGATGCTTACACGACAGACGGGAGTCTGAACGTGGAAAAGCTCGAGGAATCGGTTCTAGACCGGATTCCGAAGCCAACTGGGTGGCGAATTGTCATTCTGCCGTACCGCGGCGCTGAGAAAACCAAGGGCGGTATCGTCCTGGCCGATCAAACGCGTCAACGCGAGCAGGTAGCGACAGTCTGCGGGTATGTTTTGTCGGTTGGCGACCTTGCGTACAAGGATGAAGCCAAATTCCCGAACGGAGCATGGTGCCAGAAGGGCGACTGGGTCATTTTTGGCCGGTATGCCGGGGCGCGGCTCAACATTGATGGCGGCGAGATCCGAATCTTGAACGATGACGAGATCTTGGCGCGGATTCAAGACCCCGAAGACATTCTTCACCTGTGAGGTAGACCATGGCAAACACAGTTCCCGACACACAGCTTGAGTTTGATCTAGGCGCGGACGAAAAACCGGCCGAGATCACGTTTGACGAGCCCGTTGACTCGTCTAAAGAGCAGATGGAGACTGCCAACAGGGCAGTAACCGAGTCCCAGCCCGAAAGAGAGCAGCGCGAAGAGCTTGACCACGTCAGTGAGGCGGTTCAAAAGCGCATCGCCAAGCTGACTGCCCGCATGCGGGAGTCTGAGCGCCGTGAGCAGGCTGCTTTGGAGTACGCCCGCGGTCTGCAGAGCCAAGCGCAAGAGCTTCAGCAGAAGCTGGTCCACACGGACTACAGCCGCCTGAACGAAGCGAAGACCCGCTTGGAGACGCAGCAGGCTACGCTGAAAGCCATCATTAAGAAGGCCCGCGAAGAGAACGACATCGACACCGAAACCGAGGCCACACAGCGTCTTTCTGAGCTGGTGATGGAGCAGCGTCAGGTGTCGGGTTGGATGCAGACGCAAGAGCAGCAGATTCGTCAGCCGCAGCCTGCTCCGCAGGTGCCTCAGCAGGCTCAAAGGGCTCAAGCAGCCCCGCCTGCCCCTTCTCCTCGTGCGGAGGAGTGGGCCGCTCGCAATACTTGGTTTGGCCAGGATCGCGTGCTGACCTACGGGGCCTGGGGCATCCATCAGACTCTCGTGGAAAACGAGGGATTTGACCCCACCAGCGACGAATACTATACTGAATTGGACCGCCGCCTTCGGGAGGAATTTCCGAAGCGGTTCCCGGATGAAAGTCCGCAACAAACCAACAGACAACAGCGTTCCGCGCCAGCTGTTGCCCCTGCTACCCGGAGTTCCGGAATCAATAGTGCGCGCCGTACTGTTCGGCTATCCCCGAGCCAAGTTGCTATCGCTAAGAAGCTGAATGTTCCTCTTGAGGAATATGCCAAGTACGTAAAGGAGTGAAATCATGAGCGAACCCAAAATCACCATCGACCGTGCCTCTCGCGCTTCTCGCGAAAAAGAATCACGTCGCCGCCCTTGGAAGCCTCCTTCACGTCTTGACGCCCCTCCCGCCCCTGAAGGTTTTCAGCATCGCTGGATTCGATCAGAGGTCAATGGGTTTGATGACCGGCAAAACATCTACGGACGTCTCCGCGAGGGCTACGAGCTAGTCCGACTGGAGGAGTTGCCCGAGGAATACCAAGGCATGCTGCCTACCATCGAAGATGGCAAGCACGCAGGCGTGGTTTCCGTAGGCGGCTTGATGCTGGCCCGCATTCCCCTTGAAACTGTCGAAGAGCGCAATGCTTACTTCGCCCAGAAGGCCCGGGATCAGTTGATTGCGGTCGATAACGAGATGCTGCGTGAGAACGCACACTCGTCAATGCGGATTCAGAGCCCCGAGCGGAGTTCGCGCACCACCTTCCGTAAGCCGGAGTAATCTGGCTAATCAATCTTTGGAGCTTACAAATGGCAAACGTCAATAAGCCCTTTGGATTGCGTCCTGTTGGCAACCTTTCTGCGACCGGTGCCCAAAAGCAATACGGTTATCAGATTCAGGCTGGCTACGCAACCGCAATCTACCAGGGTGACCTCGTGGTCGTCTATGACGGCTACATCATCAAGTACGACGCAGCTACGCACGCTGCCCCCACGGGCGTGTTCAACGGCGTGCAGTACAACGACCCCACTCGCGCTGACAAGCCGACCTGGAAGAACTATTACCCCGGTAATATCACTCCCAACATCGGCCAGATCGACTGCGAAGTGCTGGACGATCCGAGCCAACTGTTCCTGATCCAGGCTGCTGGCACGATCACCCAGGCCGACATCGGCAAGAACGCTGACCCGACTGCTGCTACCGCTGGTAGCAACATCACTGGCGTCTCTGCTGGCTCGCTGGGCACTCCCGCCAAGACGGCTGCACTGACCATGAAGATTGTTGGCTTGAGCAATCAAGCTGGCAACGAGCTTGGCCAGTATGCAGTGGTCGTTGTCAAACTCAATCAACATCAGTACGGTAGCGTCGGTGTTGCAGCGGATGGAGCACCCTAATCATGGCAATCACCCGTTCACAACTTGTTAAAGAGCTGGAGCCAGGTCTGAACGCTCTGTTCGGTCTGGAGTACAAGCGTTACGAGAACGAGCACGAGGAGATCTTCTCCATCGAGACTTCGGATCGTGCGTTTGAAGAGGAAGTCATGCTGACCGGCTTCGGTGCAGCTCCGGTGAAGACTGAAGGCGCTGGCGTCCAGTACGACAACGCAATCGAATCCTTCACTGCGCGCTACACCCACGAGACGATTGCCATGGCTTTCGCGCTGACCGAAGAGGCCGTTGAGGACAACCTCTACGACCGCTTGGCCGGCCGCTACACCAAGGCAATGGCTCGTTCGATGGCCCACACCAAGCAGGTTAAGGGCGCTGCGGTGCTGAACAACGGCTTCGACGCTGCCTTCCCGGGCGGTGACGGCGTTTCGCTGTTCGCTACCAACCACCCCACGGCTCTGTCGGCCAACTTCGCCAACCGTCCCACGGTCGGCGCGGACCTGAACGAGACGTCTCTGGAGCAGGGCATCATCGACATCGCCGCGTTCATCGACGAACGTGGCCTGAAGGTGGCGCTGACCGCACGCAAGTTGATCGTTCCGAAGGAGCTCCAGTTCACCGCTGAGCGCCTGATGAAGAGCACGCTGCGTACGGCCACGGCTGACAATGACATCAACGCGATCAAGTCCATGGGCCTGATCCCGGAGGGTTACTCTGTCAACCACTACCTGACCGACGTCAACGCTTGGTTCCTCATCACTGATGCCCCCAACGGCCTCAAGATGTTCGAGCGTTCGCCGATCAAGACCGCCTTTGAAGGCGACTTTGACACCGGCAACGTCCGTTACAAGGCTCGCGAGCGTTACAGCTTTGGCTGGAGCGACCCCCGCGGCGCCTACGGCTCTCCTGGCGCCTAATCAGCGTCGGAAACCAGGAAAGGGGGCCTTGTGCCCCCTTTCTTTTTGGCCTATATTCACCCCAGTCCCAAGATTTCCAACCTGCTTGCTGACCGGCTTGGCGGACTGACCTCACAGACAGCAAGCGCAATTTGAGGAGCCATCAATGGCACGGACTACCTTCACCGGCCCAGTCAAATCCAACAATGGTTTTGAGGGCAGCATCACCGGCGGCGTCACGGGCAACGTGACCGCTACCACGGGCACCTCGACGTTCAACAACGTCGAAATCACGGGCAATACGGGCATCGGCAACGCTGGCACCGACACCATCGGTTTCTACGGCGCCACCAAGATCGCTCGCCCGACGACGGCTGTGGCGTCTGCCACGGTGGTTGCAGGCACTGGCACTGCGGTCACCGAAGACTCCACGTTTGACGGCTACACCCTCGCCAAGGTTGTCAAAGCCCTGCGTAATCTCGGCTTGCTGACCTGATAAAGGAGGCCTGAAATGGGCTTTCAATATGACGTAAAAGCGAAAAACATGGTGGCCACCGGTGCCTCAGGCATCGGTACACCACGTGCTCGCGTCAAAGGGATCTACGCTGTCCTTGGCAACCTTGCCGGGTCCTTGTCATTTAGGGATGGCGGAGCGGCCGCCACCGAGCTGATCAAGCTCGACACCCCGGCCAACACCACGGGCAGCGGCTACCTTTACATCATCGTCCCAAATGATGGTGTTCGGTTTGAAGCGGATCCGTATGTGACCCTCACCAACGTCACCTCGGTGACGTTCTTCTACGGTTAAGGAGCCCAGTATGGGACGCGCAGCAAAAATGGCGATTGACCAGTACCAGGGCGAGGTTCAGCCCGGTGCTCAGAAGCAGGACATGAGCAAGGGCGGCCCGAAGCAGACGCCCCGCAAGGACTATCAGAAGCCTAGCGCCTCTGTGGCCCCTCGCGGCGTTGGCGAGGCCCGTAACAAACAGTGCAAGATGTACTGACGCATGGCCAAATCACCTGCTTGGCAGCGCAAGGAGGGCAAGAGCCCCAGCGGCGGCTTGAACGCCAAAGGGCGCGCCTCCTACAACCGCGCCAATCCTGGCAAACCGGGGCTGAAGGCTCCGCAGCCGGAGGGTGGGCCACGCAAAAAGTCATTCTGCGCCAGGATGTCCGGCATGAAGGCCAAGCTGACTAGCGAAAAGACGGCAAACGATCCTGATAGTCGTATCAACAAGAGTCTTCGGAAATGGAAGTGCTGATATGGAACATCGTGCTGTCGTTTGCGTCCGCGGCAGCACTGCTTTGGGTCAAGTCGATGCACGACGAGCTCAAGCGCGTGTCTATTTTGCTGAGCAAGACGCGGGAAGAGAACGCGGAGAAGTTTGTCACTCGGGCAGATGTCCACAGCGACATCAATCGGGTGCTTGTTCGGCTGGACAGGCTTGACGAAAAGTTGGATGCCTTTATAAAGGAGCAGCGCAGTGCCCTCGGCTAAGAAACCCGCGAAAGTGGAAAAGGTCATGCATGAGTTCAAGACCGGGGCACTGAAGTCCTCGTCTGGCCAGAAGGTGACCAATCGCAAACAAGCAGTGGCCATCGCCTTAAGCGAGGCCGGTATGTCCAAACCAGCCAAGAAAGGCGGCAAGAAATGATGAACGGCAACTACAAGAAGGGCGGCTTGGCCAAGCGTGGCCAGGGCATCGCCGTCAAGGGTTTCAAGGACGGCGGCATGGCCATGAAGGGCGTGCCCAAGGGCGGCAAGATCGCTGCCTCTGGCCCTGACATGGCTGGCCCCCAGGGAAAGACCATGAGCGAGCCGGTCAAGAAGGCTTCTACCGGTGACGTGGTGCAAGTCCGCGGCGTGGGCGCCGCTCGCGCTCGCAAGGCAACCATCTACTAAATCATGGCTACATCGGGCACGTCGAACTTCAACCTGGAGTTCGATGACATCATCACCGAAGCGTACGAACGCTGCGGCTATGAGAATCGGGACGGTTACGACATGAAGACCGCCCTGCGCTCGATCAACCTCATGTTTGCGGAGTGGGCCAACCGCGGCTTGAACCTGTGGACCATTGAGCAGCGGCAGATTCCGCTGGTTGTTGGTCAGTACGAGTACACGCTGCCGGACGACACGGTGGATGCTTTGTCCGCGGTCATCCGCACCAATGCGGGGACCTCGAACCAGCAGGACATCACCATCGACCGGATTGGCTACGCCGAGTACCTGCACGTTCCGAACAAAAACACGCGGTCCCGCCCAGCTCAGTACTTTGTGCAGCGCACGGCTCCGGCCAAGCTGTTCCTGTACCCGGCGCCGGATGCTACGACCACCTACGAGTTTCGGTATTACGTCATTCGTCGCATCCAGGACACTGGGGCGTACACGAACACGGCCGACATTTCGTTCCGGTTCCTGCCGTGCCTGATCGCGGGCCTTGCCTACTATCTGGCCATCAAGAAGGCCCCGGACCGCATCCAGATCCTCAAGTCGTTCTATGAAGAAGAATTCTTCCGGGCGGCTACGGAAGACCGTGAGCGGTCCAGCTACTTCGCCGTCCCGACTTACACGACGAGGTAGTCATGGGCGCGGGCTACGCATCAGGCAAGTTCGCGATTGCGCTGTGCGACCAGTGTGGCCAGCGATTCAAGCTCAACTCGCTGATCAAGGACTGGAGGGGCTTCAAGGTCTGCGACGAGTGCTATGAGCCTAAGCACCCGCAGCTTGAGCCCAAGCGGAACATTACTGAGCCGCAGGCCTTGTATCAGCCGCGTCCTGAAGCGAAAATGGCGGTCACGGTCTTCGTCGGGTTCACGGTGGACACGTCATTTGCCAGTATTGGCATGATGCCGATGCCGTACGCCAAGCCCTTGTGGGCAGACGCAATTCTTGGATCGGTTCAGACGAGCATCACATGAACTACGCTCAGCTTACAGCGGCAATCATTGCCTACACCGAGAACCAGGACACGTCATTTGCGGCGGAGATCCCGGTTTTCGTTCGTCAGGCTGAGCAGCGGATCTACAACACGGTCCAGATTGCCAACCTGCGCAAAAACGTGACCGGGGTGCTTTCTCCAGGCAACAAATACCTGTCGTGCCCGGGCGATTTCTTGTCCACGTACTCCTTGGCGGTGATTGATGCGCAGGGCAACTATACGTACCTGCAGAACAAGGACGTCAACTTCATTCGTCAGGTCTACCCTTCAGCCAGCTATACGGCGCTGCCTAAGTACTACGCCATCTTTGGGCCGACCACGACCAACGATCCTACCCCTGTTGTCACGGACGAGCTCAGCTTCATTCTGGGCCCTACGCCAAATGCAGCGTACGACGTAGAGCTGCACTATTACTACTACCCGGAGTCAATCACCACGGCTCCCGATGGTCAGACTTGGCTGGGCGACAACTTCGACTCGGCGCTTCTGTATGGCTCGCTTGTCGAGGCCTATACCTACATGAAGGGCGAGGCTGACATGATGGCGCTGTACAACCAGAAGTACCTGGAGGCCATGGCACTCTTGAAGAACCTGGGCGATGCCAAGCAGCGTGGGGATGCCTATCGCGATGGGCAAGTCAAGCTGAAGGTGCAGTGACATGATTACCGCAGGCTTGACCAACAGCTTCAAAGAGCAGCTTCTTCTGGGTCAGCATGACCTTGAGACGGACACGCTCAAGATTGCGCTTTACACCTCCTCAGCGGTGCTGGGCCCCGGAACCACGGTGTATACGACCCTTGGGGAAGTCTCCAGTCCTGGATACACTGCCGGGGGCGAGATTTTGGTGAATGTGACCGTGTCGTTGTCCGGCGCCGTGGCGTATGCCTCGTTTGACAACCCGACGTGGATTGCTACCACTTTTGCTCCCCGCGGGGCGCTGATCTACAACTTTTCCAAGGGAAACAAGTCGATTGGGGTTTTGAACTTCGGGATTGACCAGACGACATTGAGCCAGAATTTCCAAATTCAGCTCGCTCCCAATAATCCCGACACTGCCCTCATCCGCATCATTTAAGGAGCGATCATGCTGAACGACAAAGCAAATACTTCGGACGCTGTGTCTGCCGGTCTTGTGGCCAAAACAGGTTTCTCTTCGGGTGCTTCGGGCGGCGGCGTTTTCCACGTTCAGTGCTTCGACAAGGACGGCAACCTGAAGTGGGAAGACCAGATGCACAACTTGGTGGTCAACCAAGGTTTGCAGGACATGAACACTCAGTATTTCAAGGGCAGCACTTACACGGCTGGATTCTTCCTTGGTCTGGTGACTGGCCCCGGCTCGGGTACGGCCTACGCTGCGGGTGACACCCTAGCAAGCCACATCGGTTGGACCGAGTTCACCAACTACTCTGGCTCGCGCAAGGCTGTGACGTTCGGTACGGCTACGACGGCTGATCCTTCGGTGATCAGCAACTCGGCCTCTCCTTCGCAGTTCAGCATCACGGGCGGTGGCGGCACGGTGGCCGGTGCGTTCCTCTGCACGGTGGCCTCCGGCACGTCTGGTGTGCTGTTCTCTGAAGCAGACTTCCAGTCTCCTGGCGACCGCGTGGTTGTGGCAGGCGACACGCTGAATGTGACCTACACCTTCAGCCTCGATGCCGCTTGAGGCTAGGGCTTTGTGTTTGGGGTAACCGCCTTCGCGGAGGCGCCGTTTGCTGCGGCGGGGGGCGGTGTTGCCTTTGATGCATCGGTAGAGGATTCGGCTTCGGCATCTGCGGCGTTTGCAGCCGTCGCCGATTTCCTTGACAACCTGAACGAGCAGATTACTGCGGCAGATCAGGTCGCAGTTGCCGAGTCCACCTTCTCGGCAGATGTCAGCGAGTTGGTTACTGGAGCCGATCAGGTTTCAGTTCTGGTGGATTTCCAGGCCAGTGTGGCCGACACTGTTTCGGGCTCAGACACCATGTCTGTTCTCGTGAACTTTGCGGTGTCGGTATCTGAGGCCGCATCCTCCGCAGACACGGTTTCTGCTCTGGCCGACTTTGCTCCGACAATCTCTGAATCTGCCCAGGCATCGGATGCGGTGCAGGCGTTGGCGCAGTTCTTTGCGTCCATAGCAGAGACGGCTACCGGCAGTGACACGTTTGTTGCCACCCTCACCTACAACGTCTTCATCGACGAGAGTTTAACGGCATCAGAAACTGTCGCAGCATCCGTGGCGTTTGCCGTTTTGGTGTCTGAGTTGGCGACGGCTTCGGACAGCACGCTTGTTGCCCCGTCTATCTTTAACGCGACGGTTGCCGAGCAGGCCACTGCGGCTGATTCTGTATTGGCGGTTGCCACATTCTTTGCTATCGTCACTGACGGCGCGGTTGCAGTGGATGTGATCACTGCGCGGCTTCTGTGGGAAATCATTAACGACTCGCAGAACGCCAACTGGGGCACCATATCCAACCCGCAGAACCCCGGATGGACGACAATTAACGATGCCCAGAGCACTCCCTGGAACGTCGTGAAAACCCAATCGTGAGATACCAAAAATGGCACTTGTCGTAAAAGATCGGGTCAAGGAAGTTACCACTACGACGGGCACCGCCGACTTGACGCTTGGCGGGGCGGTCTACGGGTTTCAGTCTTTTGCCATCATAGGCAACGGCAACACGACCTACTACGCCATCTACGACTCAGCCACGGGTGACTGGGAAGTTGGTATCGGTACGTACACGACCGCTGGCCCTACCCTGACCCGCACCACGGTCTTTGAGTCAAGCAACTCCGGCAGCAAGGTGGTTTTTGGTGCAGGCACCAAGGATGTATTTGTCACCTACCCGGCAGAGCGTGCGGTCTATCTAGATGCAGCGGGCTCGGCGGTTACTTTGCTGGATGTGGGCACGCTGGGGGTGGGCACGGCCAACATCACGACGGCCAACATCACGGCGGGCACGATCTCCACGACGCCGACCAACAACACAGACATCGTTAACAAGCAGTACGCTGACGCCATTGCATCGGGTATTCACTTTCACGAAGCTGTGGGGTATGCAACCACCGCAGCGTTGCCTGCTGTTACATACAACAACGGCACGGGCGGTGTCGGGGCTACGCTTACAGCAAACGCCAACGGCGCTTTGACGGTTGACGGCTACACGTTCGTTTCACCTGCGGACAACGGCACGCGGATTCTGATCAAGAACCAAGCTGACGGCGCGCAAAACGGCGTGTATACGCTAACTCAGGCAGGTAACTCCTCGCCCGGTGCGCCCTTTATCCTAACCCGCGCTACAGACTTTGACTCCGTTGGTACAGGGGTCGATCAGATCGACGAGGGCGACTTCTTCTTGGTGACCGGCGGCACGGCCAACGTCAACACCGCTTGGGTCCAGCAGACTCCCCCTCCGATCACCATCGGCACCACGGCGATTGTTTTTCAACAGTTCTCCGCGCCAATCACCTACACGGCTGGCACGGGTCTGAGCGAGTCTCCGTCTTACACGTTCAACATTGCCAACATCGGCACGGCTGGCACATACGGCACCGCCTCACAGGTTCCCGTGTTTGTCACGAACGCGCAGGGGCAGGTCACGAGCGTGACCAACACCGGCATCGCCATCAGCGCGGGTGCGGTGTCAGGATTGGCTGCGTCGGCTACGACAGACACGACCAACGCATCGAACATCACCTCGGGCACGTTGCCTGTGGCGCGGCTGTCTGGCTCCTACACCGGCATTACCGGGGTTGGCACGCTTGCGGCGGGTACATGGAATGCCTCAACGATTGGTGTAGCCTACGGCGGCACCGGTATCACGTCCTACACGGTGGGCGATCTGCTGTACGCAGACGGGGCGACTTCTCTGGCCAAACTGGCTGACGTAGCCACTGGCAACGCCCTGATTTCGGGTGGTGTGGGCACGGCTCCTGCCTGGGGCAAGATTGGTCTTCAGACGCATGTCAGCGGCACGCTTCAGTTGGTCAACGGCGGCACGGGCGCGACGGATGCTTCTGGAGCCCGCAGCAATCTGGGTCTAGTGATCGGCACTGACATCCCGTCTGTGACCGGCTCTGGTGCTTCTGGTACGTGGAACATCAACATCACGGGTAACGCCGCGACTGCGACGACCTCCACAACCTCGACCACGGCTACGCAGGTCAGCAACTCCGTCACG